TAAAAACGGTTCTGTGAAAGTGACACGAACCGATCTCCATCGATGTTACTCACCGATCTCCTTCACGGTAATACGCAGACAATACCGCGCATGGTTAATAAGGTCGCTCAACACACTGGCTGTAATGCAGCGGATACCATGCGGCATTTAGCGGCATTCATCGTACACTCAACGGTTAGCTCTTCATTCGTGGCATTCACCTGAAAGGTCCGGGAGTGTAATTGCGTACATTTACCACTGAACGAACCTTCAACAAGAACACGACCACGCTGCAAAATACGGAACGGAATTGTTCCCTGAAAAGGCTTTACGGTTACCAGTAATTTCTTCATGCATTCTCCGGATAACAAAAATACTAGTTAATACACTGAGTGCGGATATATTCCTGCGTCCCTTCCAGTTGCTTCTGCATTGTCATCAACCGCTCTCTGAGGGTGAAATAATCCCGTTCAGCGGTGTCTGCCAGTCGGGGGCCGGTTGCATTATCCATTCCGGAGGTGCCGGTGGCTTCACGCACGGGACCTGGACAGGTGGCGTTGATACGCAGGCGCTTACGACCAGCGGCAACGTCAGCGCGAAGAGTTTCATTTTCAGCTCTCGCATCGGCTAATTCCCTCGAGTATTTTGCATCGAGCGCAGCAACATCACGCTGGCGCACCTGCATATCAGTAATGGTTGCGTTTGCCAGCTCCAGCTCTCTGGCTTTTTTATCGCGCTGCTCTTTGTAGGTGATGGCGTTATCGCGGTAATGATTAACAGCCCATAACAGACAGACGATGATGCAGATAACCAGAGCGTAAATAATCGCGGTTACTCTTCTCACTGATCTATCCCCCAACAAGCTAATGCGCTTTCCTGGTCACGACGAATAACCTGTCCGTAGCAGTTATTTGAACGTGTGCGGCAATCACGCCCACCGTCCTTAATCCACCAGCGAATCGACTCACAGGCACCTTTACGATCACCGGCATTAAGCCGCTTATAAAACGTCGACGGGAGACACTTACCGGGGCCAATGTTATACGGGCAGAATGACGCAATACCCGCTTTCTGGGGTTCAGTCAGTGGCACTTTGATGTTTTTCTCCACCCATGCCAGCGCCTTATCACGCTCAATGGCGTTAACCTGGTCGCATTTTTCCTTCGACAACTTCATGCCGGGGAGGACAGGCTTACCATCCACCCGGGTGGCTCCACGGCAGATGGTCCAGATACCCGCACCATCACGGTATGCCGTGGTGTGGTTACCTTCCTTTTCATCCAGAAACTGGTCGAGGATTTCAGGCGCAGAAGCCCCTGCGGCAATCAGCGCCAGAACGACAGCCGACAGGCCGTATTTGATTTTTGCGTTCATGGATATTTATCAGGATTTATCGGTTCCGAATCCCTGGATATGTTAAGCCTTCACCCCGCCAGTGGTGGGCACTGGCCAGGGTATGTCAATCTGATAAACACAGAGGTGACTATGGATTATCCAAATCTACCAAAACAAACTTTTGCTGATTTAATCGCACTCAGGCAAGCAGTCGTAGCTCTAATCAACGTGTTGCCGGATGAGGAAAAGGAATTAGTTAAAGCAATTCTTAACAGAACTGCCGCCGATTTTTCATCATTCCCACTGACAGATGACCTTGCGGACCTTCCTGAATTAATTGCAGCGTCCGCCATTAAGCTTACTGAAGAGATTTACTCTCCTCAAAAGCCTTCACAAAATTCCTGCGAGTAACTTCAATGCAATAATCGTAAAACGCCGCGAACTGCTCATCGCGGCGTTTTTTTGCATCTTCAGAAGGCATCAGCGTCGACAGTTTTTTATTCAGTTCAACGACGCAATTCTCCAGTTTTTCAATGCGTGATTCGATATCATCTTTTTCTGACAGTATCGTGTTATATGCATTGTTAATTTGTATGGTATACCGATCTTCGGAACAAAGGCACTTTTCCTGTGACTGTTCATCCCCTTCACATAACCCGGCAGCAATATCCATGAAAAACTGCTTCGCCTTCTTTTTCGCCTCAGCTTCGTAAAACTCCAGCGGGGCACCTTCAACACGATCAAGATCAATCACCACATTTGGCAACAACAGTGACGTATACCCACCCGTTTCCAGCGCTACAGTAACAGTAATCTTATCCGGGTAATTATTTATCCCTTTAACAACCAGTTCGTATTGTTTATTCATCGTCTACTCACCCCGTGCCGTCTTACGCCGGTCCTCTCTGATTTTGAAATACAGGTTCGTCAGATATGTCAGCAGACCAAACAGCAGACTCCCCAGCACGCCTATTGCCGCCCACTGAGACGGGGAAACCCTGTCCAGCAACTGCAGGAACCAGTAGCCCGTTCCCACCGCTGACGTGGTGTATGACACACCTGTTGTGATTTTTTCCATCTGGTACATACCCCGCCTCCCGCAATCCGGAAGCTCACAACAATAAAAAAGACCACCGGCACACACCGATGGTCCCTGACGCATGCTTACATCATCATGTCGCTGTCAGGTGTGGGGTCACCGCTATCTGAAGCACTCCCCTCACCCGCGATGCCTTCCGGCTCCGGAGCTGCCGGTGCGCCCAGCAGTTCATCCAGAATGGCATCCACTTCTGCATCAAGACGCGCTTCCAGGTTATGGCGAAGTTTCTGTTTCAGTGCGCTCCGGACTTCTTCAGAGCGCAGGACTTCCTTCACTGCTTCAGCAGTGACCAGGGATGTAATTTCTGACATGGGATTTTCTCGTCGAAAGGTGTGATTAAGAAAGTTGCCGCTAAACGAGCGGCTCTTCGGGTTTGCTTCCGGCTGACTGACTGGCGCTGATTTTCTCAGCGGCCCTTTTGTCAATCTGTCTGCGCCAGAAGTCACGCATGGCCCGGTATCCACCCGAAAGGAGATACAGCACACAGACTGCCGTACAGAAGTACAGCATCACCTGATGAATAAAAGTCATAATTTCTTACCGTTATTGTTGACAATGGGAACTGTTTTCATTAAAAAACCAGAGTACGAAAGTATCGTTCCTTTATTTTTTCTCCATAGGTATTACCACCGCCAGCGTCCATTCCTGTCGCTGGCGGTTTTTTTTATCATGCCGCAGTGTCTGTGCTGTTCACTTCCACCGCAATGCTGTCAATCAGCAGCGTATACGTCGCCGATCTTGATATATCGTTCAGTTGCAGTTTGTCCGCCGCCCCCGATGCCGGTGACTTCACCAGTGTGAACGCCGCTCCCCGTTTCTCATCCAGAACCGGAGTCACCTGAATGCTGTTGTTGCCGGCAAACTCAAAAGCCAGCGTGTGCCATCCGTTATCAAAGACCCCGAATGTATCCAGCTTCGCATTAGGCTTCCTGTGATGCATCGCGTTCAGGTTCGTCGTATCCGTCTGCAGAAAGAAGGACATCAGCATATCGTTACCTTCTCCTGACAGCATCACCCCCTCCGGCAGGGACGACAACTGCCAGTAAATGCCCAGGGCAAACTGATTCGGCACCAGTGAACCCGGCAACTTAAACCGTACGCTCACACGTCCGCCCTTCTTCAGTAACTCCGCCCCCTGTCCGGCTGCATCATGCTCCAGAAACCAGATGTGGTTTTCCGGTTTGTTCAGTTGCAGAGCCTTACCTCCCGTAGCCCCCGCATCACTGACCACCGCTTCAGCAATGTTTTTGTTAACACTGTCTCCGCCCGCCGGTTTGTGATAATAGCGCCAGCCCTGTGATGCCAGGTCTTCGCCGGATGCCAGCAGACTCATCAGGGTACGCTTACTGGCCGGGGCTTCCGCCTCTATCTCCGGACCTTCACCGGAAGGTACGGTGGGCCTCACCATATCAGGCTGTTTTCCGGTAATGAATTCAGCGCTTCTCCCGGCGTGCACCAGAATCGCCGTTGCCAGACGGTCGGAAATAATCCCCCGGCGTGCCCAGGTGCTGAAATGGCTCGCCCTGTCTTGTGACGTCCAGGTGGCTGAGCTGTCACGCCATTTCGAACCGTAATACCCGATACCCGGAATGTCCGGGTCTTCTTCCGGTTTGTTCGTCGGCACATTCACCCCGTTCTCATCCGTCATGAACGGTACGAAATGGATATTCTTTTCCGTTTTGTTTTTATAGCTGCCGTACACCGTCTGGTACGTGGATTCGTTCTTCTGCTTCCAGAAATACGTCGTGTCCCCGCATATCCAGGGAACACCGCCAGCAGAGCCACCAACGCACTGACCTGCCATATCCGTCAGGTCTGCACGGAATTTATCAACCAGCGCACCAAACTGTGCTGCGTGATTTCCGGGCGTGCCGTCAAAATCAAATTCCCCCTGCATCCACACCACGGCAAACAGCACATTTTTCGGGTTCTTCTTCAGTGCTGCTTTTGTTCGACCGATAAGGTCCTTATACAGCGGCTTGTCCACACCCCAGCGGGTTGAATTCTCCGAGGCACCGCCAGCGTCACTGTATGTGCCATCAGCTCCGGTGGTGAACGCTGAACCACCACGACAGCACGGAACCAGCAGAATGCCCGCATTCGCCGGTATAAACGGCAGCAGTTTTTTGGCGATATGCAGCCCCTGCCCCACGGTACCGTACTGCCCCTTTGACAGGTCCGCTTTCGGATGGTTAAGGCGGCTCATGTCCTGCACATCATGCAGACAATGGTCCGCCGGAATGATGTCGTTATATTTACAGGCGACACCGCCCGGTGTCACCGTACTGCGACGCGCCAGCTGCTTAATACGCGGGTCCGGACGGTCATATGTCTCCGGCAGCGGAAGACCTTCACCATACGACATGCCATTTGACTGCCCTGCCAGAACCACAACAAAGTAATACTCCGGGTCGCTGGTGGCACTGACAGCCACCGCCTTACCCTCATTACCGGTCACCGCCACAGGTGTGGTGACATCACCTTCCGCCGCAATGGCCTGCATCAGGGTATAAGGCGTGATGGCCACCGGACTGCCAAATGGCTGCCAGCCCTCCTTCAGTTTTTGTGTCAGTCGTTCAGCAAGGTCTGACGGCGATGCCGCCCTGACCACATCGTAGTGTTTAAATGCCATGAATCCTCCCGGCCGGGATAATGTTCTGAGTCAGAAAAGGTACAGGCTGCCCTCCGGAAACACAGAAGCCACACAGAAAAACAGCCCGCAAAGATGAAATATGCCCTTACAGTTGCGCAAGGTGATTACTCTAAGGTATTATTCCCATCGTTAATTAATTGTTCATATTGTTTCTTCTTGCCAGCCGCTCTTCCCAGGAGCGGTTTTTTTTGCATGTAAAAAGGCTCCTGCGATGAGGAGCCTGGATATATGCCTAATCTCTGAATACTGCATGGTGCCGGGTGCCTCCCGGTGAGTTCAGCCCGGTGACACCAAACCCGCGTATTCTCGCTTACGATCATCAAAGAGATCATACCGTTCACCAGTCGCCCCTCCGCACAGGGGGATTCACCATGCGAAATTTTTTTAACAAATGCCCAGTCTGACAGGCAACTGTCAACTTACTGAATTGTGAGGAATTTAACACTTCACAGCACAATATCTTTCCAGCACCCCAAAATCATCTAGACAGGAGAAAATCTTCTCCCCAGTCAGAGTTTAAAATCCTGCACGCCATTTCTAAATGCTTTATATACTCCTGAAGACGGTGGTGATGGTATATCAGCATTTTTTACTGCATTCATCGCTTCACGACATAAATCAGGATCACCGCTTTCTCTTTTAACCTGTAGCAGAAGACCATTCGGGGCCATATACATTCTCAGTGAGCACTCTTTTCCTGAATACTTACTCGCATCCTTTAACTGTTCTTCTATGGCTTTCCTGACCTGAATGGCATACTGCCGGATTTCTTCACTGGCATCAGGGGTACGTTCCGATGAGCTCAAATTTTGCGACTTTATTAATTTATCTGAGTGATACAGAGAAGCATCATAATTATTTGTCGATACATCTTTTGTGCAGCCAGTTGTCAGACTGGCTAATATCAAAACAAGAACCGGTACAGCACGGCAATACATTTATCCATCTCCATATTAACAAGAACAATTATCTATAAAATATAGTAAATATGCGGGATCCGGGAGGACTTGTAACTATCATCTCCGGATCAGCATGTAGTTTTTATTTTTCCGGATGATATATGCCGCAATAATACCCCTGCATACTGATGCCTGCAAATATCTACGAAGCATCCGGCGAGAATAAACAAGGAAGTCTGAGGCTATCTTATATGATAGCCTGTTGCTCAAAAGACATTGATTCACTCATCAAAACCAACAACGCATAATGCAGATAATGGACCGCCATCGAGGACTCGAACCCCGCGCAGCCAGCTTCGAAGGCTGGCGCTCTATCCCGATGAGCTAATGGCGGTATGTGATATGGTGGCCCTTGCTGGATTTGAACCAGCGACCTGGCGATTATGAGTCGCTCGCTCTCACCACTGAGCTAAAGGGCCGGGCGCAGGATAATAACGGTACGTAACTAATCCTGCAATATCATCCATTCTGACTGACTAAATCCTGTACTTCCCTGACCGTCTGCTCAAAACGTTCAGTCTCCAGCTCAACGCCAGTTGCACGACGCCCCAGCGCCATCGCAGCTTTGACTGTCGAACCCGACCCCATGAAGAAATCTGCAACCAGGTCACCCGGACGACTGCTCGCACTGATTATCTGCTGCAGCATTTCTGCCGGTTTTTCGCACGGATGTTTCCCGGGATAGTACTGCACCGGTTTATGCGTCCACACATCCGTGTACGGCACCTGCGCAGTTACGCCAAAATACCGCCGCAGATGCTTATATTCACTCTGCAGTTCCGCATACTGCCGGTTCAGTGAAGTATACGTCTCCAGCAGCTGGTGGTGGGGCTTTTCCAGTTCACCGCGCTGATGCTTCTCTTCTGCCACCCGGGCAAACAGCGCCTGTAATTTCAGATAATCGCTTTCGTTCGGTAGCTGCCACTGACTGGCACTGAACCAGTGCGACACCATGTTTTTCTTTCCTGTGGCATCCACTATCTGTTTTGCCGTTATCCCCAGGGCAGCACGCGCATCACGAAAGTAAGCAATCAGCGGTGCCATCACATGCTGTTTCAGTGCCCTGCCCTTCGCCTCATACCCGGCATCTTTCGGACGATACGGCCCCTGATAATGTTCCGCGAACAGAATGCGCTCTGTGGCGGGGAAATACGCCCTCAGGCTTTCCTTGTTGCACCCGTTCCAGCGTCCGGACGGCTTCGCCCAGATAATATGGTTCAGCACACTGAAGCGTTCACGCATCATGATTTCGATATCAGATGCCAGGCGATGGCTGGATTTGCCCCTATATTTCCAGACATCTGTTATCACTTAACCCATTACAAGCCCGCTGCCGCAGATATTCCCGTGGCGAGCGATAACCCAGCGCACTATGCGGATGCCATTCGTTATAATGCTCGAACGCCTCTGCAAGGTTCTTTGCTGCCGTTAACCCGTCTGGTTTGGGCATGATACTGATGTAGTCACGCTTTATCGTTTTCACGAAGCTCTCTGCTATTCCGTTACTCTCCGGACTCCGCACCGCCGTGTTCTTCGGTTCAAGTCCCAACATCCGGGCGAACTGGCGTGTTTCATTAGCCCGGTAGCATGAACCATTATCCGTCAGCCACTCCACTGGAGACGACGGAAGATCGTTGCCGAAGCGGCGTTCCACCGCTCCCAGCATGACGTCCTGTACTGTTTCACTGTTGAAGCCGCCGGTAGTGACCGCCCAGTGCAGTGCCTCACGATCACAGCAGTCCAGCGCGAACGTGACACGCAGTCTCTCTCCGTTATCACAGCAGAACTCGAACCCGTCAGAGCACCATCGCTGATTGCTTTCTTTCACGGCCACTCTGCCTGTATGTGCCCGTTTCGATGGCGGTACAGCAGGTTTTCGCTCAAGCAACAGCGCATTCTGGCGCAT